GGTTCTGCTTTTGGTTCTCGAATGATTGGTCCATTTTGTGCAAATGGTTGAAATAATCCTCTACTATCAATTTCTTTTGATGTAGATGGTGCAACTTTAGCATCCTTTTGATGTGGATACTTCATTGGATTGTATGGTTCTAATTCATCTACATCCACATTACCATCTGCATCGGTTTTTACTTCACCATATCCATCATCGGCCATTCTTACAATACCAACTGTTTTAGTTCTTTTGTTGTAAACAACCCTATCTACACCAAATGGATTATCTTTAGGAGTATCTTGATTAGGTTCATCCTTTTTAGGTTCTTCTTTATCTTTGTTGAAGATGTTTACTTTTGGTTTATCTTCTCCACCAGGAACATCAACTGCGGTATCTTTATCGGTTTTTCTTTTTTCGTGAGTTCCTGATTTGATTGCAGCATCTCTAGCTGCTTTTGTTTTAAATACAGAAACATTACCAGTTTCTTTACTTGTAGCAGTAAAAGCCTTTTCTTCTTGTAAAGGTTTTAAATCGATAAGTCCACCTAATTTAATCATAATTCTTTTTTCTCCTTTTTATGTGTGTATAAATCAAGTTTACCATCTTCGGTTAACTTAACTTCATAATTAGTTTTTCTTATATCGTTATAACTCTTTGCAGTTTTAGAACCAACTTCTCTTTCAACTGTTCCAAGTTTAAACTTATTTTTGGACATAAAGTCCTGTACATTAAATCCCATAACCTTAATTTAATTCTGTTATAATTTCTCTCATCATATCTTGTGCCTTACACCATTCATTACAAACTACTGTTTGTTTTTGAAGTTGTTTGTTCACAGATTCATTCATAGGAACCATAAATGCTCCATGAGTAGATGGGTTAGAAACAAAATCCCAACCAATCAATTCAAAATCTTCACCCACTTGAACTTTACCACCTGAAAGGGGTTCTACTGAACCCATACCTCTTGATGATATACCTAATAGAATACCTGCTTGTAGAAGTTCTTTTAAGATGTTACCACTTGGAGTTGGTAAAATCTCAACTGTTCCTACTAAATCATCACCATCCCAATGAATTTCTCTTACATTGTGAGATACATTCTTTAAGTTGATTACAGAAGAATCAGGATGGTCTAACTCACCTAATGCTCTTCTTTCTTTAATAAGTGTTTCGTATTTCTTTGCCTCTCTCATAAGGATAGGTTTAGGATATATTCTACCATTCTGATTTTCTGCACCAGCTCTTTGTAGAATACCCTTAACGATAGTTCTTCCACTATCATCTTCGTTTACCCTTCCTTCGAATAATCTTGTTTCTATTAATAAATTGTTCATTATGCTCCCCAAGTTTTTCTTTTCTTAAACAAATCAAAAAAGATTGCTGATACCTCTTGTCTGATAATTTTTCGGATTAAATCCTTATCAGATTCGGTGAGTTCTTCGTTAATTGTTCCTTTTTTAATATTAACGATTTCCTCATTGATGATATCATACAACTCTCTCTTAGTCATTGTTACGACTTTCTTTTTAATATTTTATGAACATCCTTGATTCTTTCAATAGCATTTTCTAAATGGTCCATTGCTTCAAGAACACCATCTTCTTGTAATACTTCAAGTGCTTCAGAAAAATCAATCTTTACTACACCTGCAAGGTTTTTTAATTCTCTTTCTTCTTTTCTGAATTTTCCTTCATTAATTTGAGATGAATCTGATGCATCTTTAGATGGTTTAGCGTTATCGCTTTTACCAATTTCAGATGATTTTGGATTCACTTCATCAAGTTCTTGTGAACCAAAAGTAGGTCCTACTGCTCCTCTTCCAAATCTTTCATTCTTACTTCCTCTACCTTTCCAAGTTTTTTCAATCTTGTTAAAGAATGCCTTTTTTTCTTCATCAGACATTTTTGGAATAGATTTACCAGCTTTTTCTAATGCTTTTTTAAAAAACTTTTGGTATTCAGATTCTTCTAATAAAGTTTCTCTGACTATATTTTTAAGTTGTTCTCTTGTTATTTTCATTTCTCAATCTCCTGTATTGTTTTAGCGATTTTGATTAGTTTCTCTTTTATAGTATAAATATGTCTATTTGTTCTTTTCCAATACTTATCAGAATCCAACTCATTAATCGTTTTAATTTTATTATACCAATTGAAAAACTTTTCAACTTCTCTTAATTGATACTTTAATTCTTTTAGACCCATTGCCATCTTCTTATGAGGATGCATTGTTTCATCGTTTTTTAATTCTAACCAACGATTTACTGGTCTTTTTACTTTAGCTTCATTGATATTATCAATATCATCACCCACAACTGAATAACCAAGTTGTGTTGCTATTTTTTTCTTTCTTTTTTTGTGCTTGTTTCCTTTGGAGAATGCGTATGGAGTTTGATAACCATCTACATTACCTGTTGTAGTGGCTTCATCTAATTCTTTTTGAACTTCATCAAGAATTTCATCTAAGATTTCTTTAAGACTTTTTTCCATTGACATTTTTTATCTCCTTAATCAATTCATAAGACATCATCAAAGCTGAAACTTGCTCATCAGTAATCTTTTTACCAACCTTTTGCTTCTTTAAAACATTTATAGTTTCTTTCAACTTGATTTTTGTAATCTTATCTTTCATTCCTTTATACATTGTATGTAATTCGGTAATGGTTTTGATTAATTCTGATTCAAAATACTCGTTGAACTTTGAAGTGTTATTAACATTATTAATATATTCTCTTAATAAACCTTTTTGTGATTCATCTAAAGATGTATATTTTTTGTTAAAAGTTTCAACAAGAATTTTATATGTCAACAATCTGAGGTCTTTCTCTTGTTTTCTGTATTCTTCTACTAACTTATCTTCTTTCTCTTTCAATGTAGTTTGGGAATTTGATGAGATATGCTCTACAAGAGTTAGTTTTGAATCGAATACATCTTTAATATCAAGGACATCATTCTTTTTACCTTCAAACAATTTATGTATTGAAGCTAAAATTTTATAGTTTGTTACAGGGGAAGATAAGAAATTGTTAATTTCGAAGTTCTCCTTGATAGATTTTACAAGATTATATTTTTCTCGTTGAAGTGATTTATAATCTATTTTTGTATGTGCTTCTAACACAACATCAATAAACTTTTCAGCTTTTGATTCTGTATTATATTTTTCGTTAATTAAAAGGTTAAATAGTCTTAATTCTTTAGACATTTCAGTACCTTTACCATAGAATTCCTTAATTATTCCTTTTGCTTTTTCTTCACTACCATTGATAATTTCAAGGGTAACTTGTCTTGTTAAAAGCTCAAAAAGAAAACCAGTATTCTTAAATTTTGAATGTTTTATTTTTCTCATCTTATTTTATTCCTATTATGATATAGTAAAAATTCCCATATATAAATATAAAAATCTAAAGTTAAAGGAAATTTTTACTCGTCAAGTATGTTATCTTCATCTAACATACCTTTAATTTCATGTAAATACTTTCGTTTTGATGCGATACCTGAAATCATTTTTATAGCCTTCTCTTCAGAAGTTCTATTTCTTTCTTTTGTTCTTTCTTTATCACCAAGTGGGTCTCTACCAAGTGGGTGTTTATCTTTTCCATAAGTTCCACCTTCTCTCGGTCTACCACCTTTATCTTTAATTTCTTGTTTTAAAGCTTCCAATGATTCTTCAATATCATCTGGCTCTTCATCTTCCAATGCAGGGTCGTTACCTTCATCTTCAATCATTCTGTATCTATATCTATCTTTGATATCATCAATGATTTTAATTTTTTGATGGTCTTGTTCATTATCAGAAACTTTAAATATATTTTCATATACCCATTCTTTAGATAACATATTTAAACTTTGAATATCTTGAGCCAATCTAATTTTCTCACTCCACAAGTTTACTTTTTCTTGTTCGTAAATTGTAGATGGATTTACTAATCCTAATTCAAAGTTTGTCATTTCTGAATCAGTAACACCTTGTGCATATAAATGAACGATTGCAATTTTTGTTAATTCTGAAACTACTGTTCTTTGTATTCTTTCAATTGTTCTTGCAAATCTAACATCTTCAGCAGCAAGTGTTGCTTTACCATTGATGTTTTCTTCATATCCTAAATAAGCTTTTGGAATTTTTAGTGCTGCAAACAATTTGTTTTTTAAGTAATCAATATCTTCGATAGTTGCGTATTCTAAACCTGCAAGGTTTTCAATGTTTGTACCACTATCACCACCTCTAACTGGTAAGTAGAAATCTTCAGTTAGGTTTTGCATATTGTACTTTAAGTTGTAATCACCAGTATTTCTATCAACAAAAGGAACTTTCTTCATTTTATTGATGATTCTCTGCATATAGTTATCAACCTCTGTTGGAGGGATATTTCCTATGTCCACTTTGAATACTCTCTTTTCTGGTGCTCTCATGATTCTGTGAATCAACATAGCATCTTCCATTAGAGATAATTGTTTCCACAATCTTCTTCCATTCTCAATCATAGATTTACCATACGGCAACCAGTTTGTGTCTGCTAATAATCTAAAGTGAGCGATTTCAAAGTTTTCATATTCTTCTTTACCATTCGGGTCCTCAGTAATTTTAAACTTTACTGAATTTGGATTTGTTGGGTCTGTTCTTTCTAATCTTTCTGTATTGTAAACAGAATGAGGAGTAACATTTACGATACCTTTACCTTCAGCGATTTCTAAACCTAAGAAGAAATCTCCATACTTACACATATTTCTTACCCATGGCCATAAGTTGAATTCAACATTAAGAACATCGTAAAATAAGTTTGTAAGTAAATCTTGTACTTTTTGATTATCAGAATGAACTAAAAGTGTATCACCAAATTCATTCTTTAATGTTGATTCATCTGCGTATATATCTAATGCTGATGCTAATATTGGGTCGTTATCCATTGCATCATAATCTCTGAATACCTCTCTACGAACTTGTTGGTATGCCATTGATTGTGCACCACCTGCTTGTTCGAAGAAAGATTTCTGAATCTTAGTGTATCTATCTCTTAGAGATGATAGATTCGTTTGTTGTCTTTCATCGGTATCAACAACTCTTCTTTTACCATCCTTATCGATGGTAACAACTGCTTGAGTACGAAAGAGTTTCGTTAATCTACCAAAAAATGAAGTATCTGCCATTTTATTCCTAATTTAAATTATAACCTTTATTTGTTTGTTTTTACCATGCTCTACATGACCAGTATCTAGCTTTGTGTCTTGGACCTGGATTATCACAATTATGTCTTGCTCTAAAAGATTTTCTCCTTTCAGGATTATTCTTTTTGATTGTCATTGTTTTCTCTCCACCTTTTCCTTTATGACCAAAGTTTACTTTTACTACATTACCTTGGGGATTTTTAACATATACTTTGAATTTCTTAACATCACCTTGCATTGGTTTACCAAGTTTTACTGTTCTTCCTTGGTACTCTGCTTCGTTGATATCTTCTTTATACGATTTCATGAATTCACAAAATTCTTTTATATCGTGATAGTTTTCTACAAAGTACTCATTACAGTAACTTTCATTTTCATTAAGTAATTTTTTCATTGAAATCATAATATTTTCTCCTTACTATATAAATATAGATTTATTTAATTAACCAAGTTAAATCCTCATCTCTATCCCCCACTCGTTGTTTCCAAGGATTTTCTTCTAATTGGGTGTTACCACCGAATCCCATACCTGCAATATCTAATTGGTGTGCTCCAATACCACCCAATGCTTGTTTTGTTAAATCAATTCCTTCTTGTCTTAATC